GGGTGTCGGCGAAGCCTTTCATATATGAAGCGGACTTCATGACCCTCACCAGATCGGTCCCGGTAAACTTCTGTGCTTGGAGCTCGACAGAAGAGACATGGTTGCTAAGGTACTGTTCGGTGGCGTAAGCATTATACTCACTCCACTCATCTTCCACTGCTGGTACCTCTACAGCCCGGATGTCCAGTCGCGAATACTTATTCTTAGTACCACGTACTGGACCGTTACCAAGTGCCATTTCACCAGTTAACAAGAGTCGGCACTTATCTCTTGAAAAACCCGAGGCTCGTTGTGCTGCACTACAGAAGAGCTGGGGGATCGTTATATCGCGGGCCCTGTTCGCTAGTGACCATGCTGAGGAGCACAACGTGTTCATACTCTCCATGAGGTCAAGTTTGCGTTCAGTAACCCAATTACCGTTGATCAGTGAGGCAATGGACCTGGCAGAGTAACCTTGGGCATTCTGGTCGCTCACGGCCACACGCAAGAACTCTGCTGTTTCATAACCGACACTCTGCTTTGCCGGGTTCATCTTGACGCCGGATCGCGCAATGGCCCGCATTAGCTCGGCAGCATCGTTTGTAGAGCGGCACACAATGAAACCGTCGTCACCAACGTGAATAGAAGCCAATCTCGGGAACAAGTCTGGGGCTGCTATGGTCAGGTAAGCTTCGTTTAGGACACTATTTACGAAGGTAGTAGCTCTGTGACCTGACATCAACGTGCCTCGCAACCGCCCAATGTACTCGCCATGACAGCGCACGTGAGAGTTATCAAATGACGAGACGATCTTAGCAGAACGGTCTGGATCGTAACCCACCAAGGAGGTCAGCTCTTCGAACAGTACTTTCATCGAGCTTATAGTGTGCGCCTCATTGAAGCTGTCGTAGTCGACCATGACGTTCACACCTCCATAAGACTGCACTTTACGCATGCGGTTGATGTTGCCGAGTATGCCAGCTGAGCCCGGGTCAAGGGATACTCTGTAGCCCCGCCAGGCATCTTCGACAGGTCGCAGCAACCACTCGAAAGCAAAGTACGTTTCCGAGTCTCCGCCATAGATCGGACGGACTTTACCGGGCTCCAATTTTGCAGAAGCACTAAAGAATGACCTACCAGACCACACGTCAGGATTCCAAGATTTGAGGTTCTCGGCGAACATTTTCCTGTAAGCACGCGGAATTTTCTTCGGTATGACACTCTTTCCCCGCAACGCGTTCTCACTGCCAACACTGTGACTACCATTCACACACCACATCCACCGTGATGTCCATTTGTCTTCATCACTTGGGAAGTGTAGCCGTTGTCGGTCAATCTCACGTTCCAAGATGGATCGGACAACAGGACGTAGTTGGGCCGGGTCGACCTTGAATAGTGACTCTTGCTGCGATTCAGGGAGACAACGTTTTGCCGCGTCACCCCGGAGGTCAAAGTTACCTACACCACGGCCAAGTAGGCACGCCACTTCCGTGATCTGACCGCCGATCTCTGTGCTGTTCGCGCCGATCGCTTTGACAATGGTCGACAGTTCCTTGGCGCCTTTAGGGTCCTGGATGAATCTGACAGCAGTTAAGACAGGGTCTAGAACTCGGCCCTCCAGACAGCGGGCATGGACTAGGCAACAAGCGGCTTGGTCATTAGTCAGTCCCACCATGAACGGGCTCACGGCTCGGAACCTCTGAGCTAAGTGAGGGTAGTAACGCTTCATGTCCGCCCAAACGTCTGAAAAGAATACATTCGCTTTTTGGCTCGCGCCCACAAATGGTTTGATCGGGAACAAGTCCAGCTCCTTCGCTCTGTCGAGATCGAGCGCAACCAGACCACCGTTGGCAGGAGCAGGTGCGAGTGCCTCATCAGTTAATCTCTGCAGCAGTGATCTTGACACCTTTACCTGGAATGGATACTCACATAAAAGGAGTGAAGCTGCTACAGCGACCGTCTCGCCGTACAATACTTTGAGTTGCTCTACAGTGACCCACTGAACGACGAGTGATTCAGGGAACAACGTTACGTCATATTCACGGATGAGTTCATTATACAGGAACTCCCCGACTGCACCAAATTTCTCCACAGCTGTAGACTTTAGGTTTGGGGCAGGTTTGACAGTTTTACGAATTACAGGTTTCATACTATATAAAGGCATAGCTTGTTGAGTGGCTAGTGCCTTGGCATATGTTGCGTTGTCGACGTCGGAGGCCGAACGCTTCACGGCAGGTTCTCCGAGTACATGGCGCCCTACTCGCAATTTAGGGCTTTCGGGCGGTGTCGACATTAAGCGGCCAGCTGCTCGGGAGCCTCTTCAACGGGTTGGGAAGAGACGGACCGAGCAGCAGCAAATTCGTCGACAATGTTGGCAGAGATAGGACCAGCTCCGGTAACGCGTACAGTCTGAGCGGGTACGGGGGCGCGGTTAGCAGCCGTCTCGAGGATGACCGGGAGAGGGGCGCTCACGGTCTCGCTACCAGGGGTTGGGATCGTAGCGATAGGTGACGTGTCTGTCACAACTTCACCGAATGGTGCCCTGGCCTCCACGACCTGTCGACTCACAGCCGGGTCACGGAGTCGTTTTGATCCGAAACCCGCCTTGAGGGTCATCCCTTGCATCCTTCGGGCGGTGTCGAGGGCCAACATACCTTGTGAGTAGCCGCGTCGAGCGTGCCGGTCGGGGCCTAAAGGGCCGACGGTGTATGGGGAGAGGTTACTTACCTTGATAGTCACATCACCGGTGAGCTCACCTCGATCGGGGAAATGGGTCTGCAAGCAACGCCAGGTCGTAGGGTCAATAGAGCGGTGTCTGATGACAGCGACGACGGCACTACCTGCGTACATCGCTTCGCCTGGAGCAGGGTACGCAACGTCACCACGTGACCACATGAAGTTGTCAAGGTCACGATCGTTCTCAATCCTATCCTCGATGGATTCGTCGGGCCCACCTACGTTGCCCCACTGGTCTGGGTCACACTGGGTGATTCGGACGTTAGCTAGGCCATCCAAAAAATGGTTCTTGAAGTGCAAGGCTGCACCACTGCCTCTGGCGGACCTCCAGCCAAATGCTACCTCCGATAGACCGGTGTCTGTGTCGAGCAGCTTGAAGCCCTCGAAGAGAGGCAGGGAACCGGGCGCGTCGTAACGAGCAAGGGGTCCAAAACCGGCCTTGCATGCAGTGTAGGCACTTACGTCGAAATGGATGACACCGGTAGGCTCAATCCAGTAGTAAGGACACACGGTCGCGTATCCTAAGTGGCGACTCTCCCTGAGACCAGGCTGCTGGAATGACAACTCCAGGTGTGATTGGGCAGTCAGAGCGGCATCTTCACTGTGTACGAACCTGAACAGGTCACAGAGGAACTTGATGTAGTTCCTCGAGAAGTGGGGAGCCGTGCCGGCAATACGGGCGACTAACTCGCTTTTGTTGTCGTACGAGTCTTCGTCCGTAGCGTCCATGGGATCAGGGTCGTCCATTGCATGCTCGCCGGGCTTCGACTTGTCGTCAGGGTCACGCGATTGAACGAATGTGCTAGGGTACATGCGTCCATCTCGCTCAACACACGGATCACAGATCGCAGTCCCGGCGGCAGTAGCGAGCGCGACTGAGTCCACTAAGCTGATCATCGCCCCAATAGACAGGTTGGCCGGGATCGGAAGACCTGTCCAGCTCTTCGATTGGAGATTGATCGCTCCATACGAAGGTCGGAAGTGCACCTCACGTAGCACGTCACGCATATAAGCACCTTCGTCAGTCATGCCGACGACGGAGGACACTCGATGTACGCCTTTCGTGAAGGCATACGCAAAAATTGCCCCTGCTGAAGCAAGTTCGTAGTTGCTGCCAATCAAGCGTAGAGCTTCATAGCAGCCTAGGGCAAGATTACCGTCAGTAGCAGACGGGATAAGAGCCCTACCGTCCTTGTCGACAGCAAACATCTCCGAAGCCAGCACACTTCCTACACCAGTCGCAGCGTAAGCAAGCGCACACAATGTGTTGGGAGTGGCTACCGTATCCACCATACGAGGAACGAAGATGGTCATGTCGCCATTGGCGAATGGGGCGTAGTTGGGGCCGATCATTTGCACGTTGGCATCCCGGCCGCCACTAAGGTCGTGGGGCATGAGAGAACCGCTGTGCGAATAAAACGTCATACCGACGGCCAGACGGTACACGAGTGCCGACAGGTCGGCGAGATGGAAGTCTCCTCCAGCATTGAAGTACTTCTTGACATTAGTCGCGAAGGACTTCGACTCCTGCTCGTTGATCCTGAAGGGTTGAGCAACACGCAGGACAGAGTCAGGAGGTTGGGCGAACGCTTCGGGTCGCGATACTGGAGTCGGCTCAGAAGAGCTGACAGGGACGGTGGTGGGAACCGCGGGCATCGAGGACGTCGCGGCAGGGGTAGGAGCAACGAGCCCAGGTTCAGGGCCTGAGTCGATCTTCTTGCCCTTGCCGGCTTTGGCCTTCTTCACCGCTTTCTTCTCAGCAAGCGGCTTCGAAGGCAAGGTAATGGCGGCGGTGCCATAGATCGCCTGGATCTGGATTCCACGGTCGGGGCGGGAACCAAGACGGCGGTCCGGGCCATGGATTGGGTCAGACGCGAATCGGTAACCCACCTTATACACCGTAGCGTGCGACGCAGTGTCGGGTGCGCCGTAGACGGTAGTGGTGGTGGTGGTGTCGCTGACATAGCGACGGTACTCAGTGGGCTTCAGCACCTGGTGGGTGATGGGCGCACCACTGATGACAAGGTTCAGGTAGTTGGACATTGGAAATTGGGGGTGGCGGAAGTTGGTTTGATGTGTTGCGTACTCTCAGCAGCTTAACGGATCTCCGGACCCACGAATGGGCTCCCTCCCCTTCGGCACTCTCTGAGGTACTGTGCGACCACAGCGCTTACCCACTTTTCAGCT